AGGTCCTGCTGAACCGCGTCCGCGAACTGCTGCTTGACGAACGCGAGGCGGACGGTGCCGGCGCTGTCCGCGACCGCCACCTCCGTGGCCGTCGGCTTGCCCGAGACGTTCCCCCGCATGGCGTCGTGGATGCCCGAGCTGCGGTCCAGCCGCTCGCGCATCATCGCCAGGTGCTTGATGTCCTGCTCGGTGATGCCGCCGACCTCGAAGGCGATGACCTGGTCCTTCTGCAGCCCCTGCACGGGGACGACGAAGTCGTGGGGGGCGTCCGCCAGTTTCTGCCCGAGGTCCGGGTTCCCCGCGTCGTACAGGACCACCCGTTTGTAGCTCGCGGCGGACCTGTTCGCGGCCTTCGCGTGCGTGTCGAGGTCGATGGCCTGCGACTCCACGGCCGCCAGCGGGCTCAGCGGGAACGGCACATCCGGCACGACGTAGCAGCCGTAGAGCGTGTACGGCCCGGAGCGGTGGCCGTAGTACGGCCGCGGCTCGCGGATCCACGTGCTGGCGAGGGCGCCGCTGGTCCCCGACCCCTGCCCGGCGGCGACGGTGTAGATCGTGCCGTGGAACCCCTTGTCCGGGTCGCCGGTCTGCACCTCGGGCACCCACACCTCGTACAGCAGCACCTGCTTGCGGTCCGGCACGAACTGGAGGGCCGCCCGGTCGTGGTACTCCGCGTCCTCACCGGCCTCCTGAAGGGCGGCGATGGCGTCGAGATTCCAGCCGGCGCCCGGCTCGGCCGCCGCCCGCGCGGCGAGGCCCGCCCGGTCCTCCGTCCAGCAGTGCCCGACGTAGCGTGCCTCNCCGAAGACCATGCACAGCGGGTCGAAGAAGAACTGCCGGGGACTCAGGCGGTGCATGGCGGGCCAGTTCGGGGCCGACGCCGCCCGGGGGTCCATCCCNGGCATGGTCTTCTGGCACATGAGCGTCGCGCCGAAGGCGAAGCTCATGTCGGTGGCGACGCGCAGGAGCGTGTTGCGGATGCGGGACTGCTTCGACCAGCGGTTGAGGCCGAACCGCAGGGCCTGCGCGACCATCCGCTGCGTCCCCGGCCGGAGGGTGGAGCACTTGACGCGCGGGTTGTCGAAGATGATGCGGGGGACGGTGAGGCTGATGTACTCGTATCCGTGATTCTCGACCGTCGGCTCGCACCAGTCGGAGCGGTAGCCGCTGCCGGTGAATCGCCGCACGCGAGATTCCCACGCGGCGAGGAACGAGTTGCGGTACTGCTCGGCCGCCTTGATTTCCTGGTCAAGCCCGCCGGGGGTGAGGTCGAGGCTCATTGCCGCACCTCCGTCCCGGCGTACTCGGCGCTGTGGATGGCGCGGTACGGGCCTTCACCCAGCCCCTTGCCGGTCAGGGCGTCGAACCACCCGCCGGTGCGGGTGCGCACGCGGTCGCCGTCGATGGCCTCGATGACGGTCGGGACGGACCCGGCACCGACGCGCTCGATGACACGGTCGCCGACCTGGAAGCGGACGTTCACTCGCCCCCCTTCCCGGGCGAGCGGCCGAGATGCCGCGGCGATGTGGCGCCCATGAAATCGAGGAAGCGAGAGAAGGCCTGACCCGACAGGCGATAAGAAATCAGTCCGGCCACGGCGGCGTACACATCCTCGTCGGGCCTGACAAGGTTCTCTACGCAGGCCCCACCGGTCTCGACGCGGACGCGGAGCAGGCCCTTCCGGGTTGGGCGAACGTCGATCATTGCCCCCCCTTCCCGGGCGAGCGCTTCGCCTGCCAGTCGCGCTGCACCACCGGGTCATTCAGCCGGTCGATGCGGACCTCGCGCGGGGCGTCGATGACGAACTCGACGCGCCCGTCCCGGGTGAGCCGGGCCGACACCTTCGCCTCCCCGATCTTGATGCAGTGGTCTTCCGCNACGGTCAGGTTGAGCAACGGCCGCACTCCGTCCTGGGAGTCCGGTGCGTCCAGCACCCGGCGGGCCGCGTCCAGCGGATGCGTAATTCTACCCCGCCTTCCNTATCTTCGCCCACACCTTCGCGTGCCCAAGGATGTCCCCCGCCGTCCCCGGNGCGTACGTCGGCGCCTGCGGCTTCGGCTTCACCCCCTTCCGCGGGTGCGCGTCCTCCTCCATGACCGCGTACCGAACCGCGTCGCAGGCGTGGTCGTCGCACCCCGGGTCCTCCTCCTCCTTGACCGCCTGCCCGTCGCTGGNCTTGCGGTAGACGAACCCCCAGACCTCGTCCTCGAAGCAGGTCGGCCGCTTGCTCGCCGCCAGCAGCGGGTCCGTGCTCTCCAGGGCGTCCCGCAGGAACATCAGACGGGGCCGCCCGTCTGCCGCCACCGCCAGCCGGTCCCGCACGGCGTCGAAACCGGGCTTTTTGGCGTTGTTNGCCTCCACCGCGTTCAGCCCGGCCTTGCGGAACCGCTCGATGTAGTCCGGCTCGGACGGGTCGCACGCCCACACCGCCACCCCGTAGGCCGCCTGGAGCCGCTTCGCCTGCTCGACCCACCAGTCGATGGTCTTCTCGACCCGGTAGATCTCCACCACCCGGTACATCCGCCCGTCCCCGTCCACGCCGAACAGCTCGATGACCCCCGGGTTTCGGAACCCCCAGTCCACGCCGGCCACGTAGTGGTCGAACACGCACTCCTGCGGCCCGGAGCCGATGGGCCGGCCGGGGTGCTTGAGCGGGGCCTTGTCCCACCCCACCNGGTGCGTGGTCGGGGAGAAGTTGGNCCAGATCATCCCCTCGGCGGACACCCACCGGCCGTAGCGCAGCCGCTCCTTCCGCACGCCGGTGAGGGCGTCGAGCGTGCGGATGTAGTCGGCCCCGGTCTGGGTCCACTCCCCCGTCTCGTGGTCGTACAGCAGGGGGTTGTCCTCGTGCCGGGACTCCATGAGCGTCAGCACGCCCGCGTTGGCCCGCTGGAGGATCCAGTGGTTCGGCGCGTCCGGGTTGCAGTCGCCGATGAGCTGCTGCCACGGGACCTTGCCGTTGCGGAGCGAGCGAAGGAACCGCTCCCACTCGTCCAGCACGATCTCCGTGCACTCGTTGATGTACACCAGGTCCCACTCGGTGGAGTAGTACCGCGTCGGCTCGTCCAGCCCGCCGCAGACGATGGTCGAGCCGTTCGGGAAGTCGTACGAGTGCCGGTTGGCCCGCTTGATGCCCCTCGCCAGCACCGGGTGCGTCGGCCACAGCACCCGCTCCTCGAACGTGACCATCCACGAGTCGGTCAGGCTCTTGCGGGTCTTGCGGACGACGAGGATGCGGGCNCCNGNGTACTGCTCGGCGACCGCCAGCAGGTACTCGCCGACCGACCGGCTCTTGCCCGTCCCGGCCGGGCCGGACAGCACCACCTCGCGGTCGCGGCAGCGGAACAGCCGGGCCGAAGCCCCGCGGGGGGTGTACTCAAGGACCGGCATCGCCTCCCCCCATCGGCGGGAACACGCCGTCGGGGAGGTTGACCCGCTTGGTCGTGATCTCGCCGGAGTGGTTGTGGTCGTACCGCTCGCGGTAGACCTCCGGGCGGGCGGCCTTGAGGAGGAATATCGTCAGGGCGTCCGAGTACTCCCGCTCGGTGTACTGCTGACCGGTCTCGGGGTCGATGATGGGCTCGCCGCTCTTGGTGAACTTCTTGCGGACCACCCCCCGAATCGCCCGCTCGCGCGCGGACTCCTCGAGCATGGCGATGGCCGCCTCCTTCGCCTCCTCGAAGAGCGCGGCGTACTCCGGGTCCTCCTTGAGCCAGGTGTAGTGCGAGGTCGGGGAAATCTGCGCGGCCCGGATGGCCCCGCGGATCGTCCCGCAGACCTCGTAGGCGGCCAGGAACGCGGCCTTTTTGGGGTCGGCGATCCGCTCCCGCCAGTTGGTGGGCTCGGGGATCATCGGTCGTCCTCCATGAGCAGCAGAAGGGCGGGCGAGAAGCCGCCCACCTCCGGGGCGTAGTTGAGGTGCAGCGTGACCTCCACCCCGTCGATCGCCGCCCCCCCGAAGACCGCGTCGTCGGTGTTGCTCACCACGATCCCGATGCGAAGGTTGTCGAGCAGCGACTTGGTGAGCGTCACCCCCCAGTCGTCCGCCGCCCCGCCGACCTCCACCAACGCCAGCGAGCCGGCGGGCATCGCCACCTGCCGCNCGTCGCCGACCGGCGTGNTGCCGTCGTAGAGCCGCACCGAGGCGAGCATGGCCGCGANGCCTTCGCCCACGTCCNGCGAGGCGGCGTGCATGGAGACGGTGACCCCCAGCAGCTCGGCGTCCGCCGGGATCGGCTCATCCCACACCACCGCAGGGCTCCCCCGCAGCAACTCGCTCTGCTCGTCGGATACGAGAAAGCACGCCGCCGGCAGCCCGTCCAGGTCCGAGGCCTCCCCCGGGCTGAACCAGGAGGCGTCCCCGGTGTCCGAGAGGCTCACGAAGTTCGTATGCCTTCCGGTGATCGTGCTCACGCCGCTACCTCCTCCCCCCGTCTCCGACGCCGCCTCGATCAGTTCCCGCGCCCAATCCACCGGCTCGCCGCCGCTGAACACCCAGCCGCCGGTCCACGGGTCCACGTCGATCAGGTCGTAGCTGTGCCCGACCGATGCGAGGTTTAGCAGCGAGGACACCGCCGCCTCCCCCGCCGGCGCGGCGAACTCCATCCGCGTGAGGATTTCCGTCCAGTGCGGCGGGGGAGGCGGCGGTGTCCTCGCTGCTAAAC